CATGTTGTCCTCCTATCAAAGCCCCAAATCGCTTTTCACGCTGGCAAGGTAATCCACGCCATCCACAAAGTGGATGTAGTTGAGCTTGTCGATTTCCAGCACCACCTTGCCCGCCACGGCAATCTTTAGATAGATAATCTCAAGGGTAGATTTCGTGTCGGTGTGATCGGCAGGTTTGTAGTTGCCGGTGTCGCTCTTTTTCGGCAGGGTGCGCACGTTGATTTTGATGGCCTCGCTCTTGATTTCCCCTGTGCCTGCATCGTACTGCTCATTAGAGCCTCTGATTTCCAGGTCATGGGCTTTCATAGCCAGCAGCTTGGTCACGTCCTCATTGAGAGTGCGCCAATTGATTTCCAGCTCCATGCTGGCAGTGTGGCCAGGGGTGGGCATTTCAATTTCGCCGCCGATACCAGCGCCGGACAAAGTAGCAGTCTTATACTCGATGCTAGGCAGAGTAATATCTGCCATGCCCAGCTTGCGGCCACCAGCGATATAAACTTCAAAGTTAATGAGTTTATCGCGCACAATGTTAATGTTTCCCATTGCTTACTCCTTTCATCAAGAGAACAGAGTGGAAATGTAATCCGGGTCATACTCCTGCACAAAGTGAATCTCACGGGCAGGAGAAGGCGGCGTGATGTAGACATGGAAGTAGATAATGCCATCCATCAGCCCGGTGGTGGTGTTTTCGTCCTCGCGGAATTCTACCCGCCCGCCAAGGAGGGCGCCCTTTGCCGTGAGGCCGTTCAGCCAGATGTTGGCGCTATCCACGACGGTCTCAATGAGCCGCTTGTTCATGGGGTTATCAACCTTAGACCAGAAGGTCGTGATCAGCGTGTTGCCGATCCAGTTGAACATACGGCGAATAGGAATGAAGTTGTCCTTCACATCCGTGTTGCTGGGATAGGCAACAGTACGATTGCCCCAGGTCTTCCAGCCGCCAATGAAGTTCAGGGCCGTGACAATGCCCTGCCCGTTCAGGTAGGCAGCCTGGGCATTGTTCAGGTATACTTCCGTGCCGTCTTTCAGGCAGGCACCATTGGCCTGCAGGGACTTGTTAGACGGGGAATAGTAGGGAATATCATCATGCTGGCTGTCAGTGTAGTTCATGACAGAGGCCAGCTGGGTGGACAAGTGGAAAACTTCGTCCCCCTGCTTCAGCAAAGGCCAGCAAAGAACACAATCCTTATCGCTGCCAATGTTGGTATTCTTCCACTCGCTGGCTGCAGTGTAGCTCTTGACGGTATCAGTGGGCACATCGCAAATAGAAATTGCGTTGAAATGACCGCAGATGTTGTGCTCCTTGGCTTTCATTACTGCCGATACATTGACATTCTGAGACCATTTGGGGGCAATGATGATGCCTGGAACAAGGCCAAAGCGGGGATAGATTTCATCAATCAGCTCCAGGCCTTCTGCCTTGTTGGTCACATTGTCGATACCGCCGATAATGTCTGCTGCCGTCACGGTTTCCGGGGTCAGCTTAGTGTAAGACACATACACCTTGTCAGCACTTGCGATAGAGCCATCTGCCAAAGCTGTGACCACCAGATTGCCGTCATCGTCATGGGCTACCGTGTAGTCGGTATCCTCCACCAGTGCCTCACCATCGGTGGCAGCGTATACTTTGACACCAGCCAGCAGGGCAGGCTGTTTGATTGTACCCACCTTGTCGGTCAGGCTGCACTCTTCCTGTGTCACATCAGTTTTGTGGCTTTCCTTGTCCAGCACATTCACAAAAACCACCGGGGCCATGTTGAAAAGCGCAAACTGAGACTTCATAACCTCACAGAGGGTGTACTTGTCCCACTCATCGGAATAGCCGAAGGCAGCTACTGCCTCAGCATAGCTATAGCAAAGTACCGGGGTGTTGACTTCTGCCGGGTCACTTGCCAGATGTACCGGGGCTGTGCCAAAAGCAACAATCAAGCCGCTGTCAGTCTGAGTCATAGGCACCAGCGAAGTGGGCACCTCGCCGGTGTAAATGCCATGCTTATATGCCATGTTGTTCTCCTTTCTCTTACCGCTTCATTTCGGTGTATGCCAGGTTGATAGGCGTACCCTTCTTTTGAAGGTCAGCCATTGCCTGGGTTACTTCTGTTACAGGAACAAAAAGGCGGCCAATGGTGCTGAATTCCCCCTGCAGAGTAGAAATCAGCTCAGCCGGCTTCTGTTTGTAAACCGTGTTGGTTTTCAGCCCCTTAGAGAGAACATTGGGGCCAAGGTACATGACAGGCACCGCCGGTGCCTGGGCCGTGGTCTTCACGGCTTCTTTGGTCTCCTGTTTTTTGCTCATTTGATGTATTCCTCCGTTATCTTGTACCAGTCTGCATCCATGTGCTGATCCGGCTGGGCCACCTGGTACCTCAAGGTAGCATAGCCAAACCAGAAGGGAACGGGCTGGGCCTCGATGGTTTCAAACTTCGTTGGCAAGATAAGCCGAAAGCGCTTGTCAAGCAGCCGAAAAATAAGGAGGCGCTGCCTCACTCGCTCCATAATAGAAAGCAAGTCCTGCCACGCCCCCGGCCCTCTGCCGTCTGCTCCTTCGCCATCCGCCCCCTGCCCGTCTTCGCCGTAGACACCAAAGGTTAAGCCTATGACGGCCTCTGAGCCGTCTTCCGAATCCTCGGTGCCTTGCCAGCTTACAATCACAAGCGGGTAATATGTATCGTCTTGAAAGTCTTCATCGGGGATATGCTGAGTGTAGACAGATACCGCCTTGTCATCCTGCCCCTCTGCTTTCATTTTGTAGCCCTCGACGGCTTCTTTTACTTCCGCCGCTACGGCTTTCACCAACATTGCTGGGGTCATCTTCTATAGCCCATAAGGAAGGCGTTCACCTCTCTATCTAGTTCCTTACTCAGTCTTTCTTGTGCCTTGGTTTCTACAAACTCACGCACAGATGGACTTTCCAACATTTGCGGGGTAGATGGGCCGGACAGCTTGGCAATGGGAAGACTGCTGTTTCCGGCAGTCCTTCTCATAACACCAACATGGCCGGACTTCATCTTTGCCAAAAAGGCGTGGGCAATGGTGCCGCCCTGCCCTTTCACCACCTGGCTATAAAGGTAGCTGCCTTTCGGGGGCCTCCTTCTAGGTGGTGAGGTCGGCTTATGCTTGAAATATGCCAGGTCATTCACCCGCCCTCTGGAGGTCAGCAATGCGCCGCCACCTTGGAAAGATACTTTCATAGTCCTTGTGATGTAGGTGGGCTTGATAGTATACCTTTCCTTGGCCTTTTGGGTTGCATCTTTCTTGGCCCCCCGGATGCTTTTGCGGATTGCCGTATTGGCAGCTTTCTGGGCCGCCCCTGGCATGCCCCGCAAAAGCTCTTGAGCCTTGGCAATATCGCTGGCATCTATTTCAATCATGCAAATGCGCCGCCTCTCATGCGATAAGCGCCCAGTTCGATGGTCAGCATGCCCATGTCTTCGGTGCATCTATCCACCACATAGCGCTTGCCATCCATGCGGAAAGGGGTGCCCTCGGTGGGGATTTTTGCCAAGTCTGAGGTTTTCACGCAGACAGTGACAAAATCGCCATGAAGGCCATCAGGGGTGCGCTTGCCTCCCTGAATATTTGCCTTCCTGTCATTGGTCGAATCCCCAGACACCACGCAAATACATTCCCGCCCTTCAAGGTTGTGGGTCTCCCCGAATTCGTCCGGGTTGAGGAAGACGGCAGAAATATCCGCCGCCACCATATCCTTGAAAGACATCAGCCCAGCCGTACCGTGACGGCAGTTCCTGCAGATGCCTTGGCGGTGATTGCATAGCCTGCAAAGGTGTTGTTAGTAGCCGTGCCGGTGATAACACCATTGGTGCCATCCCAGTAAACCTTCTGGCCTACCTTGATAGCCGCCCCCGTGGCGGCAGGGAGGGTATAAGCGCCGGTGAGCGTCACGGTGCCAGTGCCGCCGGCAGGAATATTCTCCAGCGCTACGCCCACCTTATCTTCCAGGGGAACAACATCCATGTATTCCACTGCATCTGCAGTGGTGAAGTCGATGTTATCGCCCTTCTGCACAAAAACTGCTTTTGCCATGTTTTAACCTCCTTTAGCTAATGGTGCTCTTCTGAATGCCACGGAAATCAAGCAGATTAACGCCCACATCATAGTAAATACGCCACTTGATGCCCAGGGTGTCGAACTGCACAGCGCTCTCCATGGTGGGGGTCTCGTTGCCATTCAAGCTGGTGACTTCGATGGTAGGCACCAGTCCCGGCGCAGCTGCCATGTAGAAAACATTGTCAGCGGAAAGCTCCGGGTCTGCAATCACAGACAGCTTGTTTGCGAAGGGGTTCACGGTGGCATTGCTCTTGGACGGGTCAACCACAGAGTTGATGAGCTGGGCCGCCTCTACTTCCAAATCCACAGGGACAATCAGATAAGCGGGCTGGATGTTGAGGAATGCCTTGCCAGCAATGTTCTTCTGCTTGGCCATAGCCGCCTTGATTTTGCCCAGCCCGGCCACAGTGAGGCCCTGGGTCTGCAGGTTGCCGTGGCTTGCGTGGAAAAGCGCCGCCCCCTCAATGGTGGGGTTATCTGCCAGGATGGAATAGACCATCTTGTTGACCATACGGCGGCAGGCAGCACCATGGATGGACGGCAGGGCCTTGAGTGCGCCCATATCGTCGTTGATGATAGCCTTACGGGTAAGGGAGAAGGACTTGCCATAAGTAGCCACGCCGGCGGTCACAGAGGTTTCCTTGATTTCGTCATGCTTGAATTCGCCGCTCTCACCGATTTTCTCCAGCTCCCCGGCCTCACTCAGGCGGTAGCGGGTGGCCTGCTTGAAGTCAGAGTTGCTGCCCTTGGCAGTCCAGAACTGATAAGTCGTAGATGCTTCCTGATAAGCCTGGGCCATAGACTTGTTCGCCACATTGGACAGGATACCAGGGAAAGCACCAGTGCCGGTCAAGGCTTCACGGATGAGGGTTTCGTCATCCATGTTGCGGGTGCTTGCGTTCTTCTCACGCTCGATGCACTCTGCTGCGAGGCGCATCATGCGCTTGCCACGGAATTCATCAGCACCGGCGGCAGGCTTTTCAATGCCCAGGCCAGCCCTCATAGCCAGGCCATCAATGGCAGCGGCGCGGAACTTGTCCATTTCGTCTGCCTTCACATTCACCTGCTGGGGTTTGCGCTGCTGGGCCAGCTGTTCAAGCACAGCGGCGCGGGCAGCCTCCACGGTGGTGCCATCTTCGATGAATTTGGCAGAATCTACATCAAACTGACGGCAAAGGCTATCAATCTCTTTGACACGCTGACGCTCTGCCTGTACGGCAGCAGCCTTCACTTCTGCCTCATTCACCTGAGGTACAGCCTCGGCCTCCGGCTCTGCCTGGGTGATGTTCTTGTTCTCGTCCATTTTCACATCTCCATTTCTTTCTTCATGGTCGGTGTTCTCTAAACTTCTTCCTACGCCTACGGTGGGGTCAGCAGGTATGGAAACAATCGAAAGCTCATAGGGTGTCCATTTAGTGGCAATGTAACAGGGGCCGTCAAAACGCCCGTCTTCACTCTTTTTGCCCTCTCGCACTTCTTCCCATTCATCCACCTTGTAGCCCACAGACACACCTTTGAGGGTGCCATTCTTGACTTTCTGATAGATTTTTTCGCTTTCGTCATCTTCATCAAACTGAACCACCGCCCTCAGCTTGTGTTCCCCTTCATCCAGCTCCACAGATAAGATTTTCCCCATGACGCTACGAGGGTCATGGTTGAAAAGCATCACGCCAATTTCCTGCAGGCGGGTCAGGTCAATGGCATCTGCTTCATGCAGCAGGATTTCCGTACCAAACCAGCGCCCATAGGGTTCTTCACTGGACAAGGAGAGGTCAAAGGTGCGGCTCTCCTGCTCCTCCCCCGCCTCACGGCAGGAGATTTCCCCGTGAAAAGCACGGGTCAACGGCTCATTCTTGTTCCTCGTTCTCGCTTTCGGCTCCATCTTCTTCCTCCTGTTCTTCTCCCTCGCCGCCTCCATCGCCGCCCCCGGCAGCATCCGCATGGTTCTGGGCTGCCGCCTGTACGGTGATGGGTGTATGGATGGACAAGGTGAGGCCCAAAGCCTCTGCCGTGTCCTTCTCAAGGGCCATTTGCTCTAATTGTTCACGCCAATCATAGCCGCGCTCAGCACACCACTGTGAAAGTGTTTTGCCGCCATTCTGCAGGGCCATGATATCTGCATTTACTTCTTTGCTGGGGTCAATCCACGCCCAGCCCGGAGATACCCACTCGCAGGCCTGGTATTTTTCCTTGTTCTGGTAATAATCAGGGATGTTCAGCAGGCCCGCCATAACGCACAAATCCATCCATTCCCGATAGATGGGGGCGCAAAGGTGCTCTGCAAGGTAGTTCTGCATAGGCTCAAAGGTCTTTCGGTCTTCAAGCATGCCCTGCCTTGCACTTGAGAAGCTGGCTTTGTCGAAGTCGCGGCTCATAAGCTCATAGCTCATGCCCAGGCCTGCCCCTGCCAGGCGCTCCTGTATGGCCACGTAATCCTTCGCGTTGGCTATGCCACGGGAAGGGCTGGCAGTCTCTACAGTTTCCCCCGGTGCAAGGTATTTGATCATACCAGGCCTCAGGGATTGCAATTTCTTGCCCTCCGGGTCTTTGACATTGCCGATACGGCCAATCTTGCCCGGTGTGCCGTCTTTCGTGGTGATGAATACCGAAAAGCAGGCGGCAATTCTTGCGGCCACGGTTTCTGCATCCAGGTAGTCCTGGGTATCTTTGAGCCGCTTGATGATGGGGGCCAGGTCGGAAACGCCGCGAATCTGATCCGGCTGTTTCCGTGTCCACAGATGGATTATCTGCCCTGCCGGCACCCTGTCCGGGTCGTACTGGATATAGCCATCAGGGCTTTTCCTGTCTATCCAATAGGCCAGGGGCTTCAAATGGTCATCTAATTCCACGCCGGAACGGATTACATTGCCCGTCTTCGGGGCTGTAATCAGGTACTGGCTGAGCAAATCAGACTTGATAACCTGCAGCCGCAAGGGGAATTTTCCCCGGCGGTTCACGGTTTTCTTGATGAATATCTCCCCATCAACTACTTTCCGGCGCAGGAGCATAGCCTGCAGCTCTGAAAAAGTCTGCTGGCCGGTGATATCGCAGTTTTCAGCGCGGCACCACTCAGCCCAAAGGGCCTCTATCTGCTTGTTGAGTTCATCATCCCCGGTGCGAGCCTGGGGCTTGATGCCTGTACCTACAACATTGCGGACAATGCCACCGATAGCCGCCCCCGCAATATCGCTGTTATCTTCCAGGTAGCGGGCGCGGGCCTTGATGAGGTCGCGCTGGGTTTTGTCAGTGTTTTCCGTGTCGGTATTCACCGGCATCCAGCCGTCATTGAAGCGGGATATTTCCCCGGCCTCATAGCCC